GTATGGCCATAACTATATTCTGTGCTTGTTGGATAGAATTTAGTGCTAAATCTAGCTTTAACATCGCCTAAATTCTTTTCATCAGGAACTAATCCTGTCAAACTCATCGTTCTATCCCCATTGCCTATCTCTACTGGTCCTGACTCAGCAAACAATGTCTGACCATCATAAGCAAAACCAACCTCATGCTCATAAACATAGCCATCAGTTGATACCATAATTGGATTAGCAAAGATGCCACGATCTGTACCGCAAGTACGTGCCAAAGTGCCAATAGCCCAATGATTCTCACGATAGTTATAAGAAACATAGGAATCTACTTCAGTAGAGGTAGAACTTGGGTAGAACCACCAGATCTCACCATAGGTGGAATTATGGACACAATATACTTTTGATTGCTGTGCAGTATTAATGTTACTAAACACATAATCTGACACATCTGATGCCAATGGCTTTACAAAACCATCATATATCCAGAAGCCTGATCCAGACATCCAAATACAGGCATTGTCAGTAGCAGCCACCGATTGTTTAGAAATAACTCCACAACCAGAGCCTACACGCTCAAAACTGTAGATAAAGGGTGGGCCAATGTATGTGGCAGTATGCACATCAACATCAGTAAACAAGATAGTAGCTCCACGAATGCGTTTAGCGCATTGCAAAGAACCAACTGTAGTTAACTCAAAGTCACCAGCTTGGTTGGTGGCAGCAGGAGTCCATACAGTATTGTTTTCTTGGTCACACCATTGAACTTTACGAGGATTGCCACCCGCACCAAGTGCAAATAGGAATCGTTCTTGAGTAACAATTAAACCAGTGCAACTAGTTGGTGCGTTAGTAATGGCAACAGCATCATTGGCAGTATTTAATTGCCATTCAAGTAACTTACCATCCTTTGATGAGCAAGCAACCAGATACTCGCCCCAAGTGTCCATACTCCAAGTAGTAGCAGGGGTGTTTGATCCTAAGTCAGGTCTAGCAACGCCATAGGCATAACTTCCATAAACTCCATAACCATAACCAATCTTTACTACAGCATCTGCATCTCCAACAGTAAATGATGTTGGAGTAATGTCTGTCAAAGTACCTGCTTCATTCATTGAATAAAGCTTGGAATGCGTACCAATTCCAATTCTACGATTGCCAGTATTGTCTTTCCAGTTAATCAATCCCCTAGCCATGCCAGTTAATTGACTAGTAGAACGCTTACGCCATCCACCTACTGGACGAATAGTATTTTCGTACCAACGTACCAAATTTGATCCGTTCCAACGCCCTTTAGACTGATATTCAGTCCCATTTTTGTATACGCCTGGAGGAATTTGTAGTGGAATGTATGCCATATCTGCATTCTATAGCGTAGGTAGGTTAGACACAAAGCTTATTGTAGCAATTACAGATGGAATTGATGGTCTAGTTGGTGTTGAACTCGCAACGTAATGTTCAATATATGCCCCAACGTCACTTGTTCTCCAGACAATCTGAACATAATCATTTGCATTTAAATCAACAAAGAAATTTAAAGCACAAATAGTATGAAATGGATCTCCTGCGGATTTTCTTGGAGCTAACCCATATCTACTGTTAGATTTGTCTATATTTGTGCCATTTTTTCTAAACCAAATGTCTATATCTTGAGAATTATTGGTTGTATTTACTAATTGCATAGAAAACTGAATGTTATAAATTCCTGAGTCTGTAACATTAAGTCTTGAGCTGTTTGATAAAGTGACCCCATTTGCGAAATCAGTTGTATCAAAAGTTATAGGGTAAGCAGTCGTTGTGTTGGCAGCAATCTGATCTGTTCCATCTTGAAAAGCCCCGTAAGGATTATTCAAGTACTTGCCACCCCTTGGGCCAATGACAGACTGTATTGAATTGACTAACTTGGTAAAAAACAACCTCAAAAGTCCATTGTTTTGATTCTGTAGACTTTGAGAATAGACAATTCCAGATGTACCCAAAGAAGGTATCGCAGGTATGTCCAACTGTTGCTTTACATTAGCCATTACTTTTTAAGCCAAGTCTGCCAAATAGCACCAGCCGCCATAACTAGACCACCTATCCATAGAATAGGCTTTGCTAAAGAAGCAACCCAACCAAGAACTTTAAAAGCCCCGTCAAGGGCATCAATAGCCTCTACAAGACCCTTTGTATTGTTGTCAATGCGATCTACCTTACCTTCTACGGCAATCAGTCGCTCATATATTTGCTCATGGCTTACATCTGACATTTTAATACTCAATCAAAATTATGCCACCAGCGCCTGACGCTGGCGTACCGCCATAAGCTCCACCACCACCAGAACCATAAGCACGGCCTGCTGTTGCAGAGCCTCCAATAGTGCCCGTCCCGCCGCCACCCCAAAAAGAAGCTCCACCACTAGTTCCAAACCTCATAGCAGTGCCTTCAGCATTGTCTGTAGCCCCAATTCCATCACCACCAAATATATTGATATCACCGCCAGAAGCAGATCCACCATTTTGACCTGCACCATTAATGCCGCCACCACCGCCACCACCAGTTACAGTAGTAGAGCTATTCACAAACGATGAATCTCCACCCGGATTGCCATTATTACCAGCAGTACCACCAGTACCACCAGTACCAATAGTAATAGTTGCTGTACTTCCAGATAATGTTACATATTTGATAGCAGTACCAGCAGCGCCACCGCCTTGACCGCCATAAGCCCCATTACCACGTCCACCGCCACCACCTGCTCCAGTAACAGTCACTTTACATTTAGAAACACCTGCGGGGATAGTCCATGTGCCAGATGAAGTAAATGTAGCAATTCGGAAGAATCCAGTGTCTATAAATGCTGTAGTTTGTGTGGTTGTATCTGGAAATGTAATTCCAGTTGATACTAGTTTTGTAGCCATTTTAATCTGTCCTTATGGTGTGTCATTAGAGCTAATATCGCTAAGTGTCTTAAACACTCCTGCACTTGTCATGCTTGCAATAGTAGTAGCCCCATACTTAAATATTAATTTACCGCCTGACTCTTCAATAGAAAAGTTAGTGGTTGTAACTTTTGTAACATTTGCCCATGAGGTATTTGTACCATCAGTTGTTAAAAACTTGGCTGAATTACTTGTTTGACTAGGCGCTAGAGCATTAAAAGATGCAGTAGCCGTAGCCTGTCCAGTGCCACCTTTGTTAAGTTTAAGTACTGGACCAGTATCAAACAAAGCATCAATTGTGTCTAGATCAGTATTAATCTTGGTTCCCCAAGAGTCTGTAGATGCGCCTACCTCTGGTTTGGTAAGACTTAGGTTGGTGGTTGTGGTATCAGCCATAATTACCTCTTAATTAATTGTTGTCCAAGATTCGGACACATCATTTACAGTTGTCCAAGTTTCACTTGTATCAGCTATATTTTCCCACTTTTTGGCTCCTGATGCTTGAATACTTGAACTACTAGATATAGCTGCTGAAAAAGCTAATATAGAACCAGCATTTGCAGTAACAGAGCTTTCAGGGAAAATAATAATTATTGTGTCTCTAATCGTTACGCCAGATGCCGTAATGCTAGAAACAGAATCAACATTTGCGCCAGATGTTCTAGTTAGAAAAGCATTTAGCTCTACAGTTGATGTAGAAGAAACTAAAGCACTGGATGTTCCGACATAAATTGCACTTGCACTTACTGCAGACTCTGCTGAAATATTTGCAGACGCTTCAACAGGCCCACCAGCTAGTGATGAAAAAGGCGCTTCTGAAAAAGTTGTATAGCCAAACATTTAATTCTTTATAATTGCTGTTGAAGTTTCTCGGTCAAGAATCAAATGATTGGCTATTAACATTTGGTTGGGTATCAATTATTGGAGGCACAATAAACGTGCAAAGTTCTTCGTCCCATACCCCAAGAGGATCACCATACAACGCCCACTCTGCCTTTACCGCATCTTGTTTTACCGTTTTTTCTTCTTGCGTCATTTGGCGAACATGATGGACATCGGTAAACCCATCACCGCTTTGCTCGTAAGTCACACCTTCATAAACTTCGTATGTGCCAATCTCTGGAATTTCAACGCGAACAAAACGTGCAAAATTTGATGGTAAGTTTGTTGTATCAATGTCGGGAAATGCTTGTCTAACGTTCTCACCCAACATTGGATGCTCGTATGGTTGGCCGTCTTTTATTTTAATATAAAGTTCCATCATAAGTCTCCTGTATTAGTGGATGGGAACGCTCGGTTAAAACCCCAAATAATGCGAACTGCACCAACGCCCCCTGCACCAGACTGATCTCTGTATTGCAGACAACCGCCACCGCCACCATAAGCGCCCCCCTGACAAGTAGTGTTTCCAAGGAATCCATCAGAACCGCCTGAACCGCCTTGTCCAGCGCCAGTTCCATTAGGACTGTTGTAAGCCGGTTCGTTAGTGCCATAACCGCCCTGCCCACTGCTACCTTGACCAAGAATTCCTACACCACCACCACCGCCACCTGCGGCTTGATCGCCAACACTATACATACCGCCAGCGCCACCGCCACCGCCTGATCCACTTCCACCAGCACGATCATTAATAGATGTTGAATTACCTCCAGAACCAGAATAGCCGCCTGCGCCACCACCGCCTTGAGTACTACCATTTTGAGAGCCGCCATAACCACCACTTCCACCGCCATCACCAGAGTAGCTACCACCGGGGTACTTTCCTGAACCATTTGCTGTGTTACTTCCACCATATCCATACACAGCAGTTGAAAACCTACTTTCGCCACCCGCTTGGCCTGTGTAACCTGAACTAAGACTGCCAGCACCACCAGCACCTACAACAACTGTGTACCCACTACCGGGTGTGACTGAGATATTATTTTTCCAACCCAAGCCACCAGCACCGCCACCGCCAGAGTTTGAGCTTCTGCGACCACTTGCACCGCCACCAACAGCGACAACGCTAACAGACGTAACGCCAGCAGGCGCAGTCCATGTGTAAGTTCCCGCTGTTGTGTAAGCCTGTTGGCTAGATACTGGTGATGTTGTTATGCTATTACTTGCGGCACTTGCGGCACTTTGACCAATTGCATTTGTTGCTTTAACAGTAAATGTGTAACTTGTCCCGGCAGATAAACCAGAAACAGTAATTGTTCCTGAACCCGCTTGCGCCAATGTTCCAGTAATACCCCCTGGCGATGATGTTGCTGTATAAAGCGTAATAGCAGAACCGCCATTACTTGCGGGCGCTGTATAAGCAACAGTCGCTGTAGTTGTTCCAGTAGCCGTGGCCGTTCCAATAGTAGGCGCACCGGGGACAGTTGTAAATCCCCGTTGATTTGCAAAAACTGAAATAAGTGCGCCACTCATGTTAATGCACTTCCGCTAATTAACCATGTTGTTGAAGTCAGCTTCAATGCTGTTGCTGAACCATACTGAGCCAAAGTTCTTGTGCCTGTTGTGCCGTCTTTTGCCAAATACATTGTGTCTGTTGTTATAGCAATACTAATTGAAGTTGTTGACATATTTACAAATGTAATTGCTGTACCAATTGGATATGCAACAGATCCATTTGCAGGTATTGTGTATGTTGCAGCACCTGCACCTGAAGCATGATAAATGTGTTTACCAGAATCAGCCAACACCATTGTGTAGTTGCCAGTCTGTGCATTCTGTGGAATATTTTTAAATCCAACAGAATCAGTACCATCTGCAGTACAGTTTGTTAAATTGCCTGATGTGGGAGTACCCAAAATTGGTGTTACTAATGTAGGAGAATTGGCAAATACATTAGCGCCAGTACCAGTTTCATCTGTTAAAGCAGCAGCCAAATTAGAGCTTGATGGTGTAGCTAGAAATGTTGCAACACCTGTTCCAAGACCTGAAACACCTGTACTAATAGGCAAACCAGTCGCATTTGTCAAAGTGCCACTAGATGGTGTTCCAAGAGCAGGAGTAACCAATGTTGGACTATTTGCAAATACTAAAGCGCCAGTACCAGTTTCATCAGAAACAGCAGATGCTAAATTGGCAGAGCTTGGTGTCGCTAAGAAAGTTGCTACACCAGTACCGAGGCCACTTACACCAGTAGAAATTGGAAGACCAGTAGCATTGGTTAAAGTGCCACTTGTGGGTGTACCAAGTGCAGGTGTAGTTAGTGTTGGACTTGTTAAAGTCTTGTTTGTCAGAGTTTGAGTTGCATCAATCAATACTGCTTTTTCAGCAGGGTATGTGACAAATACATCTTTAGATCCTGACGCAAAAGATACTTTCGTATCACTATTGCTAGACTGCAAAACAGTAGTTCTAGCAAGCGTCAGACCATCGCCAGATAGCGTGCCAAGGCCAACTTCGTAATCAGAACCTAGTGCAACGGCATAGTAAGTTGTATTACTATTACCGACACCAGCAGAAAATGTTTGAAAACCACTTACCGCACCACCAAGTGCAAAATCACTTGTGCCTGTTGTGGTAGTAGTTTCCTTTACCCGATCAGCAAGTACAAGTGCCATGATTAACTCAATGTAATGTCTAAATCACCTGCAGGGATACGGAAAATATCACCTGTATCAATAGTTTTGCTAGTGGTTAAATCTGCCCATGCCAATAGGTTGCCAGAAGTAGAGGCATCAAAGATACCTACTGCAACAATGGTTCCCCAAGAGGCAGTAGCTGCAGCGAACTCAACTGCCGCACTATTTGTCGCCAATGTAGTAGTACCGCTTACAGTAAATGCCACTGAAACTCGTGCATAAGCATTGCCAGAGACTTGAGTGCCACCACCCGCATCAGTAGGTGCAGCAGTATACAAACCAACATACAAAGTTGTTGCAGGTGTATACGTAGTGTTAGTAAAAGCGTGTTTTAGAAGTTTGTCTTCTAAATAATCTGAGAATGAACCTGCCATTTTTTACCCCAAAGATCGGGCACGAACAATAGGAGTAGAAGCAACAGAAGCCCTTTGATCTGCTACTTCCATGTCGCCCAAGGAGTTTGTATACAACGTACTCCATGTAGCAAGACGCTCATCATCTTTCAAATATGGAGTTGCCTCAAGCAATGCACCATATAAGTACAAGTCTGGGGCATAAGCTAGAAGCCAGTTGCTTGTGTTTGAATCACTCAACGCAGGAATCTTACCATAGTATGTAAGTTCTCCTGTATATCCAGTATCAGGAGTTGGAATCACTTGAATTTGAGTGCCAATAATTGTATAGAACAGTGGCTTACCAACTGTAATATATTGGTTTGCAGAGCCATAGTCACCTTGATTTTGCGTGACATACTGCAAATACGTAATTGGGTTTGTATTCAGTTGAAACTCTTTGGCCTGTAAAAAATCAGCAGGAAAGGCAAAATACTGAGTATCTAAAGTGGCAGTAGCCCTCTTTACCATCTGGCGAACACGCAATTTACGATTAAATTTTGCTTCTGCCAAAGTAATAAATGAAGGAATAATTGAAGTCAGGTCATCCCGATTTAGGTAATCAGCAATCGTTGTCTTCAGTCCACTAAAGGTGTCAAGTGCCATTTTCTACATCCCTACACATTAATGTGTGTTCATGTTTGTACTCAAATGTGCCAATATGATGGATCTGTTTTGACAGATCTTGGTCAACAAATGTTTTATGTCCGTTCTGGGCGGCTCTACGGCAAAACCACACATCTTCACCAATGTAGTCTTCCGCAGCAGGAACCCAAGGGATAGCAAACCAAGGATATTCCATAGATTTGTAGACTTCGGATTTAACGAGCATTACACCCATTCCGCAGTAGTCTACTTCAACAAGTCCTGTTGAATCGTCCTCAGTATATACCCGATTGATAAAAGTTGCATCCATATCTGGGGTATTTTTTTTCACCGCAATCGGCTCAGTAGGGAATCTACGCTTGGCATAGTTTCCACAGACAATACCTGTGTCATGGGCTAATAATCGGATAATAGAATCCTTTGGGAAGCGCATATCGCTATCTAGCCATAGGGTATGCGTACATTCTGCCTCAATAGCATCCCTAGCCAAGTCCTGACGTTGTGCTGACAACAAAGTGCCAGAGCTAGTGTAGATCACTACTTTGTGATTTGTTGTACCTACAGTAAACCCAACTAGCCTCGCTAAATCAAAAGCAAATCCAGAGTTAACAAAATCCCGTGTTGGAACCAAAATTCCAATGGTCTTACTATCCATTAAACTTCTCCAGGTCTTGTGCGAAATGCACGATTATCAGGGTCATTGAGCCATCGTTTCATGTAGGCTTGATCGTCAAGCTTACCTTCTGCTTTCATTTGATAATACAAAGCCATAGGAATAGATGCAACATGGTGCATATCACCCTTCCAATTAGCCTTCTCATCAAACGAATTAAATCGTTCTTTGTTTGCTTCTACTACATTTGTAGCATCAATAATTGTCTGAATGGTTGCCTCATCTTTTTCAGCATCGTAATGCCAAACTTTCTGAGTCCCCATCTCTAGGTTTGTATCAAAGATTTTTGTAGTCATAAAAAAAAGGGTGGGTTATTAGCCCACCCCTTTGTCTTCAGATTAGGTCTGAATTGTTGAGTTCAGGTCATAGACAGCGCCATGAGCCTTCTCGTTCTTGATCTTCAAGCCCCACTCACACAAGAGCATACGCTTCTCGGCATCACCTGTCTTAGCCAGTTCAACTGTCTGGAAGGGACGCAGATAGCAAACACTTGCGTACTCAGGATCAAGCACAAAAACATCACGCTCACGTTGGAACCTGTTGGCAACAATGCTCACGTTTCCGAAATCTGAAACATAAACATCAGCAGCGCCAATGATGGTTGAAGGTTTAGCGCTTGTAACATGGAAACGCTGTGCAGCAATACCAGCCATCTTAGACAAGTTCTGCTTGTTAACAGGACCAGCCATAACGATAGATGGTGAGCCACCTTCTGTCCACACCTTCTGAATCACATCCTTCAGCAATGCTTCGCTGAATGAACGCAAGTTAGTTGTTGTAGCATCAGTACGAGCCGCATCAGGGATAGTGGTATATGAAGGATCAGAACCACCAGAACCTTCGCTAGTATTGGTCTTCAAGAAGGCCAACAAAGCGCCTGATTTACGGGCAGATGACGTAGAACCAGCGGCAGCAGCTTGGTTAGCCAACATTGTTGACTCCATGTCACGCTTAATTTCCGCAGATTTTTTAGCCATTTGGTAACTCAGCTCAGAGCGACGACCTGCCTTGTCAACCGCTTCCAATGTACCAGCAATGATTACGTCCTTACGGCTAATCTGGGTGTAGTTACCCAAACGAACTGTAGCTGTAACTGCTGTGAAAGAGGTGATGTCATCGCCCTCGATCTGTGCATTAGTTGTGATTGCAGCAGCCAAATCATCAGTCTGCCATTCAAAGAAAGTGTTGGTGACGTTCTCACGGCCAACATTAGACATGAATGGAGTCTCTTCTGGAGAGATCTGATAAATGACGTTTGAAAGATCTTCCCTAACACCCTTTGCGTCAAAGCGGGTGTAGGTGTTTGTAATAGCAGCCATGTTAATTCCTTAAATAAATTTCTCGAAAAGGGATGCGGCATCTTTGACGCTTCCAGTTTGTGCAAGACGCTTTTTTGCGTTATTTAAATCACTCGACTTAGAACTCACGCTACCTGCTGAACCAGGACTGACCATCTTCGGGGCTTTTTTAATCTTTGCTTGGAATTCTGGACGTTTACTCATCATCTGGTCATACTTCCACGCCTTGTGGAGTGCAAGTAATGCCCGTGAATCTGTAATGCCGTTCAGTTCCTGCTCTGAAAAACCTAAATTCTGACCATATTCCATTAAAGCTTTGCCTTCTGCCTTGGCTTTTTCAGGAGAACTCCATTCTGGAATTTTCTCTTTCAACCGAGACACCTCGGTAGCCATGACTTGTTGCAAAGTCTTTTGTAGTTCAGCTTGACGCATTTGATTAATACGCTGTTGCTCTGCTTGTACCGCATATACTTGTTGTTGCCTACGCTGATGTGATGTCCATTGACGGGCATACTCAGTTGGGTCTTCAACTTCTAAACGATTCCAATCAGGCTCTGGCGGCTCAAACTCTTGCAGTTTTTGCTGTAATTGTCCTAATATCTGAGAGTATTGTTCACGCTCTCCACGTACTTGCTGAAACTCAGACTCGACTAATTTGCGCTCTTCTGCCAGTTTCTGCGTTTTCCGTGTGTAGTCAGCTTCACGTTGATAACCTCGGATAAGTTCATCCTTTGGGACTTCGATTTCTTTGCCATCAACTTTGACAACAAACTTCTCATCCCTAGGAGCTTCTTCTTCGTACTCTCCGTCTTCGCCTTCTACTTCTTCGGAAGATTCCTCTGTTTCATCTTGCGTCTCCGCAGATTCCACTTCCTCAGACTCAGATTCGGGTTGCCCCTCCTCTGGTTGCGCCTCTGCACCAGTGTCAACACCCTCTTGGCTGTCTAGCATAGTAGCAAAGCTTTGCGCTGCTTGGTTTACTGTAATCGAACCGACTGCGTTTGCGTTATCGGACATATTTACCTCTTAGTTTAACAATCATTTGTTTGGGGGTCTTCCCCGTCTACGTACAAGGGCAACTTCTGCCATCTTGCCTGTATCCATGACAGAGCGTAGTTTTGCTCTCAGAATATCAACTGTCGTCAGAAGCAAGTAAGCTTGCTCTCTAACTGGTCCTTCCATTAACTTGGAAGAACGAATCTCACGATAACAGTCATCTTCTATTCGCTTAAGCATCTCATTAAGGAGTTCATCCTCAAGAAGTAACTTTGCTCTGTCTCCTCTTGCGAGGTTAATTTCTAGATCGTCCATTTACATCATTGGTTGGGGCTGTTGAGGGACTTGCGTCTGATTCATTGCAGCCTGTTGACGGATTAATTCTCGGTCTGTATTCATTGCGGCATTTATTTCTGCGCTTTGAATTTGTACACCATATTTCAATTCTAGCTCATATCTACGCAAAATACCATCTTGTTCAATTTTATCTCTCTCACGATCATCATCCATAATCATTTTCTGACGCTGCAAATCCAATTCAGCGGCTTTCTTTTCAATATCAGCCTGAATTGATTGAGCTTGGACTTGAGCAAGCACTTCCTCTGGAGATAGCTTTGGTGGGGGTGGTTCTGGCAATTGGAAGTCAACAGGCAACTGGTTAAAGTAATTCTGAGAATCCTTGATCGATGCCAACTGAAGCAGCTTAGTTAATGTGTTTGTGTACTGTGGCAAAGAAACAATAGGATTATTAGGTCCTGTTTCTTTAATCAGCATTTCCTGACGCATTGCTACTTGGTTCAAAATATTAATTCTGTCTTCAAGAGTGCCATCACCTACGCCCACATTAACTATTACATCCATCTTGGCATCCCAAGAACGGGGGTCAATTGGCACGAATGTATTACGCAAACGAACCATACGGGCTTTATCTTGATTCTCAATAACGAGCTTCAAAATACCAGTAAACAACTTACGTAAACCAGTTTCAGCAAAGGTACGAGCAATCATCTCAATGTGCTGATGGGCGGCATTAACTGTTGCGGATACTGCGGCCTTGGTAGTGCTTTGCAATGCGTCTGCATCTAAACCTGCTGCTGCCTTAGAAATGCCTGTACGGGTCTGTTTAATGTCATCCAAGTAGTCAAGCATTGGGAACGCTGCCTGACCAACAAATGGAGTAGTGAATGGCTGAACCATGCCTGGCGCTCTCATACGAATCACAGCACCAACTTCAGTATTCAGCACATCATCCATGTTGGCTTGACCCTCAACAATCGCTGTGCGAGGGTTAATAGCTTGAGCCAAAGAGTCTAGGATGCCACGTTGGACACTTGATTTGATGCGCTGAATATCCATGACCACATCAGCAGGACACATACCAAAAAAGGTATGGGGTTCTGGATCAGGGCAAAAGTCAGCAAACTGTCGTTCAGCAACAATCTCATTACGCATTACTTTATTGCCAGTGCCAACTGTGCAAATTCTACGCATCTCAGCAATGCCATCGCCATCAAAGTCTACCTTTAAGTAGCCTTCAATGTATAAAACACTCTTGCTTGATGGATCGCCATTGTTTGCAGTACTGATAACGGCAAACGGGTTACGGGCGGTATATTCTTCATTGTTGTCAAAGTCATTGCCATTACCTGCAACTTCAACCATTTCATCATAGTCATAGCCCATTGCGACTAGATCGGAAACAGTCTTCATAGTCCTGTGGCCTACAAAAGTAGCCTCATCAATGGACTTTGCTCTGCGGTCAATCAAGAACTCTTCAGGTGGCAGAGCTTCAATCTTTACCTTGCCAGATTTTATTCTACGCTTGATCTCCACATCGTACATCATGGGAGGTGGAATCATAATGCCTTGGGCATCATTCATTGGCTGAGTGCCAGGAACTGGATACTCACGTACGGCAGAAATCTCAATGTCTGGGTCTTGAGTCAAGAACATCATTGTCTGCTCATCAAGCATAGAGAAAGACTCTGCTTTTACTTCTACAGACTCATCCCACCAGTACTTAACAATACCTACCTTGCGTACCAAAGCATCTTTAAATGCCGAATGCAGAATCTTAAAACCTTGGTTATCACGCTTGAAAATAAAGTCTACATAGTCTGTAGCTTGTTCAGCAGACTGAACATCTTCTGGTCCTTGGGGTGCAAACTCAACCACACGTTCTGGGCCAAAGAAAATACGCATCAGGCTTGGCAGAATGCCTTGTACAGTATCCCGAACATCCATTGACACTACTTGTGAGCGACCATCTTCTTCGTTACCAAAGGGTAGGCCATAGTAGTATTCAGTAGCCAATGCTCGGTTGTGACCAATGTCATCATCAATGAAAGAAATTGCGTCATAAATTTCAGCAGAAACAACGCCTTGAAGCTCTTCTTCAGACATTACCTCATCTTCTTGCATCTCGCCTTGCAAGGTTTCAGCCATCAACATTGGGTTTTCTTGTTTCATTTTTATTCCTTATCGTGAGCCAATGTAGGGAAGAAGTCCTTGTGATGCGCCACCATAGCCTTGGAGTAGTGATGGGATGCCACCAACATAATTGCTACCCATACCACCACCCATACGAAATTGTTGAGGAGCCATCATTTGCTCATCTTGTTGACCTTGGGGGCTAAAAGCATATTTGTATGCGCCTGACAACATATCGCCAGCAGTAGCATTGGGGGTTGTCATAGTGTTATAGGCTTGCATTGTTGGTGCAATAGCTTGGTTGCCCATCCCACCAATAGTGCTTCCTAAACTTTCCATCGCAGTTGGAGGAGCCATACCGCCAGAGGCAACTGCTTCCGACATACCTGCTTCAGCAGTAGGTAAAAAAGATTCCATTAATGCAGCTAAAAAGGCTTCCATTTAATCTTCCTCATCTTCCATATCGTATTCAGTCTTAGCCATCATCAACATATTCTGCTGATTCTTGGTCATCTTCTTGGTTATTGGGCCACCAGATAGCCATGCTGAACAAGTACGTGCGCCAGCACACTTAAAGTCAAACAACTCGCAATAACCAAGATTTGCCGCACCTTGGACATCTTTAGCAAAGCCATCAGTTTCTTCATCAATACCTTTCAGAATGCAGTCAAGCATTTCAGGGGTTTGGATAAAGGCAGCGCAGTTACCGCAACGCATCTCTTGAACTTCATCAATAGATACTGACCACATATCAGCTAGGTTCTGCCAGTACTCTTCGTTATCTTCTTCTGGGTTAGCAGGACCATAGTCAACATTCTTGATCGCCCAATTACGATTCTTTAAGTTGAACTTAATGTCATAGGTTGCGGTTGGGCAGTTCATAGTTACCATTTAACCTTATTTGCCCAGAACGCTGCACTCATCTTGCCTTTGGCAATATTCTGAGCATGACGGGCTTTAAATGCTTCGTTTCTTTTAGATCCATCGGGACTACCAGAAACACCTTGTTGACCAAAGCGAATTAACTTCACATCGTCACCAGACTTAGCCAATACAGCATGGCTTTTCTTTGGGTGGTTAGGAGTTTTCTTTGGCTTGTTGTAGCCAGAGAACTCTTCTGAACCACGCTTAATCATTTCTTTTTAGCAGTCTTAGCCGCTTGCTTAAAGTCTTTAGCAGTAGGAGCGCCTTTAGTGCCAGGCTTGCGCATCTTTTCTTTAGAGCCAGCTTTAATTCGTTCTTGTTTGGCATTGATATTGGCATATAAACCTTGTTTCATAGTAACTCCGTAACGCTGATTGTTGAACCAGTAACTGTTGCGTCTTTAATAAGAGCAATCTTGTCACCAGAGGCAACGGCAAATATCTCGCTAGTATTTGCTGGAATCAGCATACTGGTAGTGACAGTTGCGGTTGGAGCAGATCCAAACGAAACATAACAATGACCTAAAGAGCAAGCTACCCGAACATGGGTTGTACTTGCGGCAAAAGCAGTACTGGCGGCAGTTGTATTACCTGCGGCAATTACTTGACTAGTTCCAATCCTAAAAACATTAGGAATGGTATTTCCATTGTTATCTCTTGTTAAGAAAGCCATGATTACTCCTTAGTTTATTTCTTACTGCGGTTAGTAGCAGTTCTACCACCACGTTTGGGCATAGAACGGGACTCGCTCATTGCGATAGCGACTGCTTGGTCACGGGATTTAACCTTGTCACCAGAGGAAGACTTGAGCTTGCCTCGCTTGTATTCGCCCATTACCTTGCCAATTTTCTTGGCTGCATCATCCATTTTCATAGGGATCTCCTAAAAGGTTTGTCAATACTACCATATTGTGTTAATAAAAAAAAGAGCTACTTTTTTAGGGTAGCTCTAAAATGGCAACGGCAATCAGACCAAGCCTCGGATCAACCTTTTGATCGGCTTACCCCAAGAAAGGTTAGACCCCCAAGAGATGGTGGCGGCATCTGAGGCAAATGTCAAGACAAATGCGTCAGCCATGTCAGGAGATTTAAGTCCCCTACGTCTAATATCATCTTTGGATTCAATCTTTATCTTGCCGTTGGATGTAAAGGTGTACCTTACAGTCGCCAGTTCAGCAATGAAGTCTTCGTTATTGGGTATCTTACAGTCACGTTTTTCAAGCCAAGCCTTGGTTTTATGCCAGAGTTCTGCTCTCAGGTTGAGATACGTGCCGCCCATAGCGGGGCTTTCGGACACATTAATCCCACGACAGGGCAACTTTAGTTCTCTTAGTCGGTCAACAACACCTGCTCCTAGGCCAATAGAGTCAACCAGAATCTCTGCGGGTCTACTCTTGTGGTCACAGGCTTCGTATTGGGCGACTACTGCACCTGTTAACTGCATCAGATCCAAGTTCCTCCACCTCTCAAGAGTGTGTACAACATTAGACTGACGTTTACATAGAACTGAAGAGTCGGAGCCAAAACGTGCCACATCGAGTCCCCAAATGATCGGAGCATCTTCATAAGCTCTTGTGTCCCTGTGTTTGGCAGACTCAAGTAGTTCCATAGGGATAATCGTGTCATCATCGCTTCTTGGAAACTCACCCAGAACCCTGATCCTGTAAGCGTTACTTTCCTCGCCATAGCGAGATTTCATGTCTTCTACGTACTCTTTACTCACCCTAGTAGAGTCAATACAGGATACTCTCTTAGTCCACCACTCATCTTTGAGCCGATTATGGGTGTCAAAGAAGAAGCCAGAACTACGTACAGGGTTGCCCAACAGGATGGTTAAAGCGTTGTGGCCTGACATAGAACCAGCAGCAGCCTCGAATACTGCCTCTGGGACACCAGAAGCCTCATCCGCAACCAACATGACGTTCTCAGAGTGGACACCTTGGAGGGCTTCGGGCTGTTCAGCACGAGAAGTCCTTGCAGAGATGAACGCCTCGGTAGCGGAAGCCTTTAGCTCGATTCTCTCTTGTTTGACATCGAGTAGGTCCTGAATCGGTTGGGGTAGTTCTTTAACCCACCTTTTAAGCTCGGCAAACAAAGCATCATAAAGTTGGGCAGAAGTAGGGGCAGTGACCACTACCTTTACGGGATACCTGGTCAACAAGAACCATAGCATTGCCCAAGAAGCGGTGGTTGACTTTCCCACTCCGTGACCAGAACGGATGGAGATCTTTCGCTCACCAGAGGCCACAGCGTTCAGAAAGTCTTGTTGCCAATCATCAGGCTCTACCCCTAAGACCTCTTTAACGAACAGAACAGGGTCATTCCTGTATAGGGTAATAAACTGGATAAACGGGTTATGTGCCATTGTTTTCAATCACAACATCAGCCTTACCCATGTGTTTAAGAGCTTGGAGGTGTAGATCACCCAAAGAGATATTGACTTGGGTCTTAGCGGTGTCACCATAGTTCTCAGGATCAAGCTTAGAAGCCATCCACTTCCTTGTATCGACTTGGAGTCTGGCTTTGTTAACTCCACTGTTACTTGTCTCATCTGCTTGGTCAGCAATGTCTAAAGCCTCTTCTGCCAGTTTCTCAGCCTTTAGCTTCCTAGCAGCGAGTACCGCATCTCTACGCTCATCAGTATGGTTGATCCAGAAAGAAAGCATGGGCCTAGAACACTCTATGAACTCAGCCAAGCGTCCTATGGTCATTCCTTGGCTAATGTGAGCTGTTACGAATTCTATCCCTCCAAGCTCTTCTATCTTCTTCTCCAACGCTCTCCTCATAGGAAATCCTGCCATATCTTCTCCTTGATTTAATGGTTACAAATTCTAAACTATAAAAAAATTTTTTGGAGGGTTCTTTTGTGGTTGCAGGGAGGGGGTAGGGGGGTCTTAGCTTTGATTGTTGATTCGATGTGTGTAGATGTCCCCTGTCACAGCGCCCCCTCCGATTTACACAAGGGGGGGGTAAACCCTTACTGGTAAACCCTACCCTTACGTACTAACCCTAATAGGGTAAACCCTTAGGTAGAAACCCTATGAGGGTAAACCCTACTGTCTATCCATACAGTACCTGGTGCAAACGCAAATGAGAATGATTCGCATTCGCATCTTGTCTCATGTGTGCAAGGGGATAGCTTGTGCCAATGTGCAAAGAGCTTCTAATTAGGTTTCTAGGTCTATGCTTATCAATGCTCTTATCTTGTCTCTATCCCTTGTCTACCCTATATGCTCACCTTATCTATCCCTTATGACATTAGAAGCCCTTGTGCTGGGTTATCCCTTTCTTTTCTTTTCTTAATTGTAGCTACAAAATCAAACTGAGAACCTATGTTCTAAGGGTTTCTACTGATAGGGTTTTGGAGGGGTCAATAGAATCAACAACTTGCGAGAGTTGGCACGATTCTTTTATGCTCTATATGTGAGAGGGTAGATTTTTACTCTCTCTCTTATCAACTCTTAATAGGTGTCAACAATGAGAAATTATCCAAACATTGAACGATCGGCCTTTCGTAAAGGTGAATATGTGGGCTATTGTGAGGGCAAAGTCTATCGGATAAGCAAAACTAATAGCAGCTTTGGTACATGGTTTGCCCATGATCGGGATAACTATAACGATCAAATTTTTGCTTTTGGCCTTGAGTCTATGTCTATCAAATTGCAAGCAAAAGAGGTGACGGCATGAGGTTCGCATTTATTCCTAAAGGTCAATACAAAATCGGTCAAGTCATTAAGGTGCAAGGGCGATCAATGCGTGTTGAAAGTTACACACATACAGGCCGTAACCTTATTGCTTGCACATTAGACGGCTCTCCAAAGTTTGAGCGCATCGCTTGCATTTGCACAGATTCTCCCGCTATTGAGGGAATCACAGCATGAAAAACGATTTTTTAGACTATCTAGCAGCCATTGTGATTGGCCTTGCGCTTTGCGTAGGGTTATTGCATTATTTTGATGTCCTGGTTAAGTAAACACATTTTTTAATAGGTGAAATATGACAATAGAAACTGAAACACGATTGCAAGATCAAGTGGAACACATTGCACACACAATAACTGACGGCTTTGGCGATGAGGTTAACTTAGACGATGAGCCGATGAGTGCTTTTGACTATTTAACTGACGCTTTAGACATTGAATATATTGTTAACGGCAAACGTGAATACTTAGGCGCAAGGGTTTTAGTGGCCTTTGGCGGCCCAAATATATGGGTTAACACACGTACAAAAAAAGTTGAGGGTTTTTGGTGGGGTGAATACGCCAAAGCATCTTTTGATGACGGCATTGGCCTTAATGACGCCCTTGAAACTCTTTGGAATTGCTAAAATGACTACTAGAAAACCCAAAACCCCTAAAGTACACCCAAAGATCATCAATGAGTTTATGATTTATGAGGGCATTAATGACATAAATAGCGTTTTCGGTGCTTTAACTGTACTTGACGCATATATTCAAGGCGATAAGTTTCAAAAATACGCTGCAAGCATGGCAATAGATAGCATTCGATCTACTTTATGCGCTGGAACGGGAATAATTGAGGAATGGCTGGAAATTGAGGAGGAGGTGAAACCATGAAAATTGGCAATATTGTTGCTTATGATTGCGATCCAGCATTATTGGGGGAAATAATCAAAATTTCAGTTTGTACCATAAACTGTAAAACCTTTTTGACAATCAAACCCTTTGACAATACTGATTGGGTTTATAAATACAAATGCGAAGTTTGGCTGCTGGCCGATAACCTTTAAAGCATTTCCATAAATTCCCGCCCTAAAAAGCGGGTTTTTTTGAAAGTGTTTGCGAAGTGAGTGCTTACTTTGTCAAGATCAATTTAAACGGCTTACAATGCGTTTTTATTGTTTAAGCATAGTAGCTATGCACTAAGCAAGAAAACGGCTTAAAACGGGTTTTAATGGCTTTCTAGGCACATCGTTGCAAAGTGTTTCCCGTGATGGTTTAACTTTAGGTGAAGTGAGTGCCAACTTACATGATTTTGTGAAGTGAGTACTAACTAACAGCAATCTAAGGGTAAACCCTAAAAATGTGGGTTGTACAAAAAAGTGGCATTTACTTTTTACAAAACACGATTAACCAATTTTTGGAAACTCAAAGTTTTTGAAAGTTTGGAAATTAGAAAGCATTTTCATTTTCGGGTGGATTTTCTAGCAATCTCTTAATCGTATTATTAAGTGCGTCAATCTCATCCATTTTCTTAATATGCCACATTCTCTTTTGACCATGCCAACCTAATATCGAATTAGTATGGCAGTCTTGACATAATGCTATGCAAGTATATTGAAGACCTTGTTTGTAATGGTGGGCTTCTGATGGTCCTGATTTATCACAAACTGAACAGGGAAGCATTTTCACCCTTGCTAGGTGGAATCTTTCCTTGTTGTTCAGCTTGTTGTTCATTGGGTTGCCCTGATTTCCATTCTGGCTGAGTACTGGTTAGTTCTCCAGACTTCGATCCTTGCTTGGGCAGCGGTCATCAACCACCGATACTTCTCTTCTTTTTCCACGGCAGCTCTTATGCCTTCAAGAACTTCTATGTACTCAGAATGGGCATAAGCGTAGGTTTCTTGTTTACCCAGAACTTCCGTCCCTGCCTGGCTCATCAGGTGAGCCTTCTTGGACTTTCGGAACTCCTCCAAGTACAGGCGCTCCGACTTCGCTTGGGCGTACAAGGGTGCGGTGTCGATCAAATACTGAATTGCTTTGTCGGGGCTGCTCTCCATGAATTAATCTCCAATGCTTTTCTGCTAAACGTCTTATTCCCTCGGACAAGGAACCATTCCCTGCCAAGGTCAATGCTTGCTCATGGATAGGCGCTACCCTTGCTCGGATAGTCCTACCCTCTTCACTGATCTTCTTGCGACCAGCGCCTTTTCTTGAACCGCCACGTTGTTTCATGGCTTGAATTATATGCTACAAAATCAATTCTTAATAGCTTTTAGTACAAACCTGATGTCATCGTCTTCTTCTTGGAAGACAGTTTTAAAGTCTGCTTTGTAGATATTCCTAAAGTCGGACATGGGTGTTCTGCCTACCTGCCTCTTGTACTCATCTTGGGATAGGAACACCAGTTGTTCAAGCTGCATGATTCTTGTATGGCTTGGATCACCATAAGCCCAGACTGAACTTCTGGAGGGACAAGTCGCAAGGAAATGACCATTTGGCTTGAGAAGTCGCCAGAATTCTGAGAACTGAGCAAAGAATAGTTTGTAGTCACCTTGCTGCCCAAGATGTTCTAGCACTTGGTAGGCATGGATTTCATCAAACTCGTTGTCGGGGAATGGCAATGGCAGAACCATTAAGTCCCACACCACAGTAGGATTGTGGTCAACGTTGTAGTCTAAAGTGGTTAAGTTATCAAAACCAGTTGTTCTATCTGTTGCCATCTTTTTGGTGTGGTTAGATCCACAACCAATTAAAAGTTCTTTTTTTTGTTTAGTCATACGTCTTCTGTTTTGTAATTAAGCTTGTGATACTGAAACCGCATGGCTCCCTCCATCTCTAGCTCTTTGAACTGCTCATCAGAAAGAAGGCCAATGACATCACGCCCCTCAAACCAAATCTCTCTAATGGATTCGTTATAGGTTGAGTCTTGGTCTTGCTCGTATTCGTAAACGACTGTTACGACTTCGCTACCTGCACCTACTGTTGTGTCAAATTCCCATGTGTTCATAATTAACTCCTGTTTAAAATTAAATCTTACCTAATTGTTTGTGTAATACCATAGGGACTTACCCTAATGTCTGAATCATTCTTAATGCGGCTTCTGAGTTGTCAATCCTCGCTAAAGTACCACCAGCCCAATTCTCAAAAAAGTCTGTTTGTAGCTTGGTAAACTTCTTTTTAGAGTTTGTTTTAATCTCTACCAAAAAGGTGTGACCCTTGTATCCAACGAGCAGATCAACTGGCAAACCAATAATCCAGACGTAAGCGCCAGCAGCCCTTAGTGCAGATACAATTTGCTCTTGGTTGGCATCAACTCTGGCGGCATATCTCATAAAAGAGTCCCATCTTTGATTCGGTTCATATATTCCCTTATCCTGTCTCTAGCACCTATGCCATAGATTCTTTCGGCTCTCTCAAGCCTAGCCCGAATGAGATCACGATTTTTACTTCCTTCCCAATTGCGATAGAGTTCCCTAGCTTCTGCTTGCTCTAGGATTACTCTATCGCTTGGGCCTTCAATATTACGTCTGCTCCAAGTCACCAGTTAGCTCCAATGCAATATTGATAAGACGTACGGGATATGGTACGCCTTCCTTAACTCTGTCTAGCAGTCTCATGGCTTCAAAGTAGTTCAAACTTGCCCCCATATTCTGCCCAACGAACTGCTTTGTTTGCCAAAAATAACGCCTCTGCACAAGTTAGTTTAGATGAACGAACATAAATTTCGTCATCTCTATAACCAATAATGATTACGTCTGTTAGATCACCTTCTTCGGCATCTACCAACGCAGAAGCAAGAGCCTGTTCTGCTGTCATATTTGTGCTTGGCGGCAATCGTAATAAGTTACTCATATTTTTTCCTTCATATCCCACCAAGCATCAACTGCTTTTTTAACACTATCTCTGTCTAATCCTTTTTCCCAAAGATATTTCATAATTAATGCAATTTGCAATGTTTCGTATGTGGTCATGCACTTTTCCTTAACTGAGCCATCTTTGCTAAAACTTCTAGCGGAATAGGAACTGCTTTTTTCGCATCTTCTGCAATCTTCAGCAAAGCAGGGTCAGGCTCATTACTTGGCGCAACAGTGAGCCTTACTTTGTCGGCAGGGTTTGGCTTAACAATCCATTCTGCTTTCAAACCTTGGCTGCTACGATTGCACCATTCAATCAAGAACTGTTCTAATGTCCAACCTAGTTTTTTGGCTTCAACTATTGCTCCATCAAGAACTGTTTTAGTAATCGGGGCTTTCTTGCTCTTACGCAAAGTAACCCAATCATCCCAAACTTGCTGAGAAACATCTAAAGGACAAGCAACGATAGTTGCGCTATCTTTCTTTTTAGAAGGTGAAGATGTAGATGAAGATGAAGGGGTTGATTTTTGTTTATCCTCTTGGATAACCTTATGGTTAACCTTCAAGTTAGGATTGCCACCCAATTTACCACCTTCTGAACGCTTTTGTCTTAATTCTTCATCACGAATCATGCGTCTTGAAAATATTGCACCATTGTCAACATCATAGACACCAGACTCTTGAAGTTCGTGCAACCAACCCTGAACAACCTCTAATGGTTCACCAACCATACGAGCAAGGTTTGATGGAAGGATAACCTTGTCAGCAACCTTTAAATATCCATAAGGCGAACCTTCGTGCATAAAGCAAATCATGTCGATCCACAATCCTCTAGCACCTGTTGAGCATGAACGCAATGCAGTGTCACGCAACCAATCACTTGGGTAAAATTGAAAAGATGGACGTTTCATTTGCCCACCTCATCTAGCCACTTCCAATAATCATTAGTTAACTCTTGACCTTTAAGGAACAAAAATTTATGTAACTGGAATTCAGGCTTTAAATTCATGCCAACAAATCCACCAACTAAGTATGAAATTTCTTCTTTGTTGTATGGGCCATCAATTGGCAATCTAGACATTACCTCAAAAAATAAATCAACTTCTTTTTGATGTTCATTTTTATGGCAACTCCAACACAATACTGTGTATTGTTTTAATGTGTAATCCCAAGGCTCTTTGCCTTTCGCATACATTTTGTGATGAACATGAAGTGTTGATTCGTTGTCGCCACATAACTGGCAAGTAAAATCATTATGTTCAAGAACCTCAAGACGTTTTTTCTGCCATAGAGGGTGTAATAGCTTTTCAGCATAAGTAGTTTTTTTGTGCATGGCACTTCTCCGCAAATCTCCCAGAAAGAAACTGCGGCAGGAGGGGAGTTCTCTCTTCGGTGGGGTAGCTACCCCCCACCTAGCCGTGTTTCAAAACATTGTATCAAATAAATTGATTGTTGGTAATTTCGTTTGTTGGTTGTCTTCCAAACAATCTGACAGCTTGGGAGTTCATAGAAGCATATTCAGCTTTAGTGAAGATGCCTTTAGCGTTCCTGATGTCAAACGGGTTTAGTCGGCAACGTGGCTCATCCTTGATAACTTCTTGAGCCTGAATCATGTGTGGCGCTAAAGTGTACTGAGAAACCCATGAACGGCCCATCTTAACTTTTTCAATTGTTATTTTCTTCTTGTAGCGCATTTTTGTGCAACAAGCTGCAATAGATAGTCTAGGTATGCCAGTCAAGTCCTCCAATTGGTAGGATGTTAGCGGTCCATTTTGCAGACATCTGATAACGGCTTCTTGGGTCATTTGTAAAGGTTCTCCAGGTTAATTGTTCGGTTTAGATGGAGTTCTAGCGTTCTGGCAAGCAAAGCTGTTACAGCCGCATCGAAGTCCTCTGGTTCGGTTGTATAAGCATCTGCCATTGCTTGAGAGTACCCAAGCAAGGCTTCAGCGCATCTTTTTTCAAGTATTTCAGTTTTCATAGGAGTAGCCTACCATGATAAAAAAGTTGCGTAAATTAGGGAAAACCCCTATGTAAATTTAGGAATCCATGTGGCACATTATCGGTGTGGGCAACAAAAAACCCACATTTTAATAAACTAACAGGAGTGAATATGAAGACATTGTTTGAACAGTACAGAGATCAATTTGCAGACATTCCGTACTGCTGTTATTGCCTAGAGCCACAGGGCGAGAAATGGCATTGTTGCCAAGAAAACCACTTTATCGAGTTTAAAGACTTAGATATTGAGGATCAAAAATTTATCATAGATTCTGAATTAGACGAAAATACTTAAGGAAATATCATGGGTGTACATAAAAAACTGATGGAAGCAAGGATTGCCTTGCAAGCGGCTCCACTTAAAAAGTCAGGCCACAACAAGTTTGCAGGGTATCAATACTTTGAACTTGGAGACTTTTTGCCTACAATTAACACAATCTTTCACAAGTTGGGTTTATGTAGCGTAATCTCTTTTGATAAAGATTTAGCTACCATGTGTATCACAGATACAGACGATGGCTCTCAGATCGTTCTGACAAGCCCTATGGCAGAAGCTAACCTAAAGGGTTGCCACCCCATACAAAATTTGGGCGCTGTGGAGACTTACACTCGCAGGTACTTATATGTATCAGCCCTGGAGATTTGTGAGCATGATGCGCTAGATTCTTCTCCTCCAGTAAGAGAAGAGAAGCAAGCCCCTGTGATTACACCAACGCAAGGTGCAATGGATAGCATTCCAGAAGATGAACAGAATTATCTCAGAGAGTTGGCAATGGAGTTGATTGCTATCTGTGAGAAGGAAGAACCTAAGACAGCTTGGGTAAAGTTGGAATCAGAGAACCTAGATAGCGAACAAAAAGTCGCTCTATGGACTTTGCTTCCTAGTAAAGTAAGAAGTGCATTAAAGAATGCGAAAGGTTAATATGGAAATCTGCCAACAGTTGCTACAAGAAACTTTTTCTTATGCAGAAGGGAATTTAATCTGGAAGCAACCAACTGGCAGACGAATCTCTGTTGGTCAAATTGCAGGAAGAGTTTGCCATGAATACAAAAGTATAGGCTTTATGGGCAAAGAATATATGGCGCATAGGCTTATTTTTATGTTTCATCATGGATATTTCCCACCAGAAGTTGACCATATAGACGGCAACAAATTAAACAATCGCATTGAAAATTTAAGACCTGCAACACACGCAGAAAATCTTAGGAATCAAAGGCTAAGAGTTTGCAATACTAGTGGTGTTAAAAATGTTGCATGGGCAAAACGAAAACAAAGATGGAGGGTGCGAATAACAGTAGATGGCAAAGATAAGCATATTGGATATTTTAAAGATCGTGATTTAGCAGATTTGGTAGCAATAGAAGCGTGTGATCTGCATCACAAACAATTTTCTTCATATAAAGGAGTGTTACATGGACAATAATCGACAGGTAAGGGACAACAGTGGCGTACTTTTTCGCAACGACAAAAAAGAAATACCAAACCACCCCGATTACAAGGGAAACATCACAGTAAATGGTCAGGACTTTTGGCTATCTGCTTGGATCAAAGAGGGTAAAGGTGGCAAGTTTATGGGCTTGGCATTGTCTCCAAAGGATCAACAAGCTCCACAAAAAGCAAAACCCAAGAGTTCAGGCTTTGATGATATGCCTGATGACATCCCTTTTTGAGTTAATATAACCACGGGGGGAGAGCTGTGCAAAGGATTTTCCTAGCTTGCAGACGAGCAGTTTTCCCTCCACCTAATAGGAGTTAATGATGAGTTTACTAACGAGCGTGTATTTTAAAGATACCTTTAACAGACTCTTTGGTTCAGAGCCAAAGATGATGGTCAGGACCACAGATCCAGATACAAGCATGGATGCTGCTGAGAAGGTTGACTCAACAACACTTGAGCAACAGGTCTATGAAGTTATAGCCAAGTATCCAAATGGATGTATCTCAGACGAGATACTTGAACACTTCCCAGACAGAGGTGTTCAAACAATTTCACCACGTTATGCACCTTTGATCCGCAAAGGATTAATTGAAGATACTGGTGAAAGACGCAAATCAAGTACAGGCCATTCTCAACGTGTTTTGAAAGCAATTAAATGATAGAAAAACCCCCATATTCAAAGATCAGTTATCCATCTATGCCAAACAAAGATTTCAAATGGGAATCAGGTTCGGATGTCCAAGCCATTTGGAGAAAGCATGGATGGACTCCACCCTCAGAAAAAATGCTTCCACCACCACCTGAGAAATATCAAGAGCCGTTAAGGAGAGTTAGATGAGTTACGCTGCAGTTGAAATCAAGATAATCCAATGGGCAGAAGCCCGAAAGATTATTCCAAACAGTACACCAGACGTTCAGCTTTTAAAAGCAATGTCAGAGATGGGAGAACTAGCAGATGCCACGATTAAAAATGACAGGGAAGCTATTGTGGATGCTGTTGGTGATGTCATGGTCTGTCTTATCAATTACTGCGCTCTACAGGACATTCATCTGGTAGACTGCATGGAAGTTGCATACGATCAGATCAAGAATCGTAGGGGTACTCTTTTGCCTAATGGAGTCTTCCAGAAGGAAATATGACCATGAAATTTGAAATGGAATTTGGTATTTTCAATGACAAACTAGTTATTGAAACAAGTGACTTTGACATCATAAAGATATTCCAAGAGTTTGTTATGTTCCAAGAGGCTTATGGGTGGGCGGTTAACTATAAAGCAGTTGATCCTGATGATGAAATTAAAGAAGAAATCCCGCCATTTGCGTTAGACACTTACGAGCCTTTGTAAGCTACTTTGCCAGTAGGTAAAGACCTACATTTGAGAAAGCATAACCCGCATAGACAATAGCCATGTGTGGGTTATCTTTCAATAGCTGTTCACCAGCAATGTAGGCATAAATTGCCCCCGTCAAGATGATTAGCCAAGCACTCAAAATGCACCTACATCAATCACTTCGCCCCTAAATTGAATCATGTCTTCGTCAAACTTGTGGACGAGTTCAGGCCATAAAAGCTGACCATTGAAGAAGTTTAGCACCGCAAACCCTGATCTGTGATTATTTGGGTTTATCTCAGCATAAGTAAATTGTGGGCCATCAGTCTCGGCTAAAGTTCCCGTATCTACCCCGTACCGAACCCCGTTGTAGTCAGAAAAAGGTGTAACTTTTAAAGAATGTAAATGTCCAGTAACCACCGACACACCAGCGTTCACAGTATTGTTATGTGTGGCATGGACTCCACCCTTATATCGGTGCTTGATGATGACATCTTCAGTAGGCCATACTGCCCAACAAAAGTCCCAATCTGGGATATGGTCTGTCAACTTAAACCCCTGAACTTCTTTAAACTGAGGTGCGTGTTGGGCTAATCTATTGCCAAACCGAATATCGTGATTTCCCCATGTAAACAAGAGCTTTACATTGTGTCTGGCAGCTTTAGCGGCTTCCTCTATCTCATCTAGCGCACCCTGACAAGCCTTTAATTCTTGAATGACAGAAGTCTGAGGTTGGTCAGTTACATCATGGCGAGATATAGACGCTCCATCGAAAGCATCTCCGTTACATATCACCGCCTTGGGTTTGAACTGTTCTATAGCCCATAGAAGCCCTTTAAAGGCAGTTGTACGTTGACCAGGTATAAAGTGGGCATCTGAGAACACAATTACACACCCGTCCAGCATCCCAAGTTCTATTTGTTTTAAAGGAGAGAAAGATTTAGGCTTGTTTTTATCGTATTTAACACCACGATGGTCAATTGCGGGAAGTGCCATGTTGTATTGTTTTTCAATCCACCTTCTGCGAAGATGAGTTGCTCTAACACTTATTCCAAGATGCTCTGCTACTCTTGTTGCAGATTGAAGTTGACCCCATAGTTGGATAAACTCGGTATCAGTACACGTTTCGTTATGTCCACTCATCAGGAATCCTTAGATAATAACTTTTCTAGTAGATTGATGACCCTATGTTCTTGCATTTCAACCTCATCTTGAGATGATTTTGGGTCTTGTGCCACAGTCATTAAATCGTGCAGAAACACATGAAGCAACTCATGTAAAGCAGTCTGATCCAGAGACTCAGGTGTGATCTTCTCAGCACCAAAATCACCTAGTCTGTAAGTAGCCAATCGAGCAGAAGTATTAAACTCAACAGAAGCCATAGCAGCCTTTGCTGGTTTACTTCCTTTTTCAATTCTCCAATCCCCCAGACTAAGCACTTGTTGCCACTTTTTGACACTTTGTGCAAAGAATTTTGTATCTTCTGGCGTAGGAATGTTAGGCATTTCAACACCTTATACAGTATTTATGACAATTATATTTAACTTGTTAAAACTTCAAGTGCATGATTTATATGTTTAATGCGGTCTTCAAGGCCAATAAAACCGCCATTTATCTTCTTAGTCATGGTTTTAAAATCACGCACATCAGCAAATTGGTTGAGCTTGTGAGTGTCCCAAAACCACCCTGCTGTGAGGGCAGCGTACTGAGGAGTAGCCACCAAATCAGGCTCCATAATGAAGTCAACACCTAGTGCCTGACCTGCATGATGGTAGTTCGCAGAGCCTGTCAACTGAATACATCCTCGGCCTCGGAAACGCCATCCATCCCCTGAAGCCTCATCCCTGTTGCCCATACGAGAGCTATAAACAGTATTGGCAATCAATTTAGGATTACGAGCGCAAGCTTGTGCTTTGGCAGCATCAAAGCGTTTAGGCCATAACTTCTGCAAAGCTTCTGCACGATAGTTTAAATTCTCTTCAAGAATCCTAAAGTTGCCACACTCATGCCCACATTGACCAATAAATGCCGCTTGGCGAACTGGCGTATCAATGTTGAAACGATCAAAAGTAGCGTTCAGAGCATCTACCCATTGATTACCAATATGTAATCTAGCTAATTGTTCACTTGTTACCATTTAGCAAATCTCTCATCTGGTTGTACGAGTCTACGCAAGCGTTCAAAGCGACAGTATTCTTATCACCTTGAGCGACTATTTCTGCGATGGCATCGATGGTTGCTCTTTCGGCATCAGAAGGTTCATTAGCCTGTCTGTCAGGTTGGCTGGTTGCTTTTGGATCTGCGCTGGTAGAGGCGGTACTTGTGGGGGTTTGTAAGTTACTTGGGGGGCAGAGGCGCAACTTGCCAGCACGATTGGCAACAGCAAGAGCAGAAGTTTTTTTGTTGATAGCATCATTGGCTTCCTGAAGTTTGGCAGATTGTTGAGAAAGTTTTTCAGTCATGTTTTGCTCGATCTGACGAGCTTCTTCATTCTTTTTGGCAATGGCAATCTTCATGTCGTTATCACGCTCTAGCCATCCATAGTGGTGGCCTACTTGGTATGTACCAAAGAGAGATACCATCACACCCACTATCAACCAAGGTAAAGGTATAGGTAACATTATTCAGCCTCTTTTCTTGCCATTGCCATGTGTTCACGCTCTTCAAAATCTTCCAAGTAATCTGGAGGAGTAGTTGGAGGTGGTCCAGGTGTCCATGATTCATCTAACTCAGGGTTCTTCCAAACAGGCATTGCACCAAATGGTTGACTAGGCAAACCATACGCAGACTGCGGAGGGGCATAGGAAGAGTTAAAACCGCCCTGAGAGCCTCCATATCCCATTGGTTGACACATTGGTTGCGTTGGAGGATTAAACGCTCTAGCGGCAGTAGACATAGCCCGTTTACCAATAACACCACCGATACCACCCACGATCAACAGAACAATGTCGTTCAGCATCTTGGTATAGGCTTGGTCAATCGGAGCCATGCTCTTGATAGGCTGAGTCACAAAGGTGACAGAATACAGTAAAGCAGCAACAATGAACATGAGAATAAGCGTGACTGCAATCACAACAAACCCCCAAATCCTTACCTCAATCTCTTCAGTTGTTAGGCTTGTTTTCTGGTTGGACATCATTGATTTTTTTCTCCAAGATTGGGGCAACTAAGTACTCAGGGCAAGTCTGAGTGAATTGGCATCTAGGTTTTTGACATTGTTCAGCATGGAAATTGTCTGGGTTTTGGCAAAAATAGCGATATTTCTCATCACAACCAGTTAGCAGTAAAAGAAGCAATAAATATCTCATTTGCCAAGTCCAATCTTTCCAAGTAGAAGATTAACAATTCTGTCTGACAGATCATCAGGAAGAAACTTTAGAAAACCCAAGAAATAAAGTGCCACTAACCCGTAAACGAATATTTTTAAGCACAAATCAAAGGTTTTCTGGTACTCATTCACCGACCACACCTTCTAGTTGCTTCACAGAATGTCATCAGCTCATTCACACCGACAAACACTAAAAAACAAACAAAGAAAATGCCACCAATGAGAAGTCCCATTTCTAGTTGTTCTTGCTCTTTCTGCTTGGCTGCTTTCTCTGCTTTCTTTAATGCGCTTATCTCTTTAGCATCTGCCAAGTCCATCTCTGCTTGACGAGCTTTAATCTTGTTCCAAACGTCAATCTTGCCTGTTTGCATGAAGAGCATCTTTAACTCTTCTTCAAACGCTCTGGCTTGCTCTAGTGCCATCTCAATCTGTAAAGCTGTTCCCATATTGGAACCTTTTCCAGACTGCTTGGCTTGAAGCATAGCCTTGGTAGCAGTTGACTTGGCATCGAAAAGTTTGCCAATCATTGGCGCAAGTGAGCCTAGGTCATTGGCAACATTAGCTGCCTTTTTGACCATGCTGATTGCTGACTGTATGCCAGCTAGAGCTGTTATAGGATCAATCATTTTTTTTCAACCTTTTGCCACTCAAGGCATACTACCTTTCGGTTGTAAACATCACCTGTCCATGCCCACCTGACACAACGATATTCAGTTTTGTCTTTACTAGATGCCACCAATGTAAACAACATTGATGACATTAGTAACCATTTCACGGGAAAGCCCAAATTATTATGTAACTACAAAACACAATAAGACAAACTAGAAAGAATGCCGTAACAAATGCTAGGGCAAAGTCTTTCATGTTATCTAGGCAATAAGAAGCGATCAGCATCAAACTGAGGTATCTGACCTAATCCATAATTAGTCATGGGATCAGATGTGATTCTGTTTAACAGACCTGGTGCTTGCGGTTGCGAACTAGGCAACATATTACGTTGGAACATTGGAGATACTGCAACAGAACGCAATGTGGGTCTTGTAGCGGCACTCACCATAAGTGCAGGATTTCCAGATGCCGCACTAGCGATACCTGCGGTTCCAATGTCTAATGGACTGAAGCCTGGAACACTTCCAATTCTTGCTACATTTTGGAAAGCACTTGGATATGCGCCTGCGGCATTTGCCAAAGTTTGTAGTTCAGCAGGAACAATCTTTCCTTTTCTAGCAAGCGTTCCCAAATCAGCACCAGATACATTTCCAGTAGTTGCATTCAAAGCTTTTTCAATGGTGTAGCTTTTAGCAATATCCTCACGAGCTTGCTTAAAGTTCTTCATCACATCAGGTTGATTAAAGTTTGTTAAGTTACGCTCTGCAAGGGCTTCTAGTTGTTTAGCAGCAAATTTTTGCGCTCTACCAAGATCTTTATCTCTAGCATTAGCAAGAGGTGATGAATTTGTTTGTGCGCTATCTCTAAGTCGTTTGATAGACTCAACCAACTCATCCCCATTGAAGTTAATTTGCTTTAAATTATTCAACAGATTTAATTCTGCGGATACATCTAAAGCTTTCATGTTTTGCAGTCTAGCTGTTTCTTTATTGAGATCTGCAAAAAACTGTTTATCTGCATAATAAGTGGGGTTAGCTCTTAAGGCATCGTATGCCAAACCTTTTTCAGCTCTAAATTGTTGCAATACTTGTGGTGTAATTTCAACATCAGGACCCAACTTTAAAGCTTTACGAGCTTGTTCATTAACCAATTGCTGATTCTTAACGGAAGCAATCTGGCTTGTCTGTTGTTTACCAGAAATACCCTCAATAATTCTGTTTAACATTGAAGGATTAACTTGTGTCGGAGGCAATGTAGCGCCTTCAGCAATAGCACGTTCAGCAACCAATTGAGCCTGTGTTAACTTAGCTGGCGCTCTGGGTGTAGTTACCGCACTAACAGTAGCAGTTGGCAATGTCATTAATGCACCAGCAACAGTTTCATTTGCTAGTTGCAAAGGATTAATAGTGCCAGTATCTGCCGCTTGTGCAGCAGCAGAAGTTAATCCAGCAGTAGTCGATCCAGTTAAAACATTTTGAGATAAAGCAGCAGTTCTTGGAGCTATCTGTGTAAGAGCAGTAGGTGTACCCGCAACAATGGATTTCTGTAAAGCGCCAGGCAACAACAAATTAGTAGGATCAAGCAAACCAGTACCCATACCACCAACAAGAAGCCCTGGACGCTCTGTAGCCACCTTATAAGTGCCTTTTAGAATGTCGCTTATGGATGGAGTTGGTTGGGCAACAGGTTGTGGTTTATTACGATCTATGCCAAGGTATTCATCAGATAACCCAAGCGCACTTAAACCACCCTTAATGCCTTGAGACATCAAATTAGCCGTGCCAGAGATTAACTGTCCAGTAGTAGTCTTGCCACGCAAAACATCTAATGGGTTAAAGCTTGCAGCAACGTCTTGTTGAAACTGAGTTCTTGGCTGAAATGCTTGTTGTCTAACACTCTGCATGAATTCAGCAGGACTAGGTGTGGCTTGTGTTTGTTGTACTCGTTGTTGAACTTGTTTTTGTGAACCAGTAAACGGCACAAAATCATCAGTTTCTACAGTTTGAGTAGGCGCTTGAGTTGCTGTACCTTGTCCGAAAGGAACAAACTCGTCATCAGTTGTAGATTTAGACATAAAGTTTTGAACCTTTTGTACATAATTTTGAGTCTCTTTAAATGGAGGAATACCGCCATACTTTTGAACATTCCCAGGACCAGCGTTATAAGCCGCCATGACCAAACTAGGATCTTCAAACTGTTGTGATAATTGGCTTAGATATTTAACACCACCTCGGATGTTATCTTTCCAATCCATTCTGTTAACACCTAAATCTTTGGCAGTAGCGCCCATTAACTGCATTGGCCCATAGGCACGATCACCAGTTTTAGTTTTAGGTCCAATGGCATTAAAAATACCTTGTGACTCTGTATCAACTACGCCTTGAACCAATGAAAGAGGAACACCTTGGCGCTCTGCCTCTTGAGCAGCAAAAGCAAAGATTTCGTCTTTAGTCGCCATTATTGACCTACTGTATATGTAGAACCATCAGGCTTCTTAATCAGGATAGCACCAGTTGACTTACTACGTCCCACTGTAAAGCCAGATGGCATTACTGGAGTTCCTTGTGACCCGCCTTGTTGCCAAGAAGAAATTTGCTCATTAAGGAACTGATTAACTTTTGGATGGTTATACAAACGTGGGTTATCAGGAGAGTTAGCCCATGCCGTATAAACAGCTTTAGGATCACCAGTATAGGCATCAATGAATCTCTGACGAGCATCATCTTTATCTGCGGCAGCAATCTCCAATGCAGAAACATACTTGGTAACAAACTTAGGATCAGTTACACCAGTAGTCGCCTTATCAACGATGCCGCCCTCAAACGCATTGGCGTTACCCTTAATATTGCTCAAGCCTTTTAAAACACCTTCAGAACGTGTTTTGTTCAGCAAGTTAACATTACCAACTAATGAGTCAAATTTATCGCCAACACCAGGTATAGCTCTCATGTAAGCCGCACCAGTACTGAAAAACTCCGTCAGTTTATTCGGATCAAGTTGTTCAGCAGCGTTATATAAATATTCAGCAGAAGTCTTACGATCATTAACTGTTAATGCGGCATCAAGAGCAGTCTTGGTAAACTCATTGTACCGATTAGACGTTGCAAGATTAACTGCTTCTTGAGCAGGAGAAATCTTAGCCACTCCGCCACTAGGTGCGCCACCACCTACACCACCAGTTCCACCAGTAGTTGGACGCTGAGTAAGAAGAGAAGACCTAGGGACAAAATATGTTTTCCCATCTGCGCCAACAACTTGTTCAACTTGACCTGCGGCTTGTCCAACAGCTTCAGCGGCTTTTATAGAAGTTAAAGCTTCTGTAGAACCAGGTATAGCCATCTGCTGAATTGCACCAGTAGGTCCAACCCCAAGCATAGTATTGGCAGACACTTCAGGCTTCTGAGTCATCAACTGAGACATCATGTAGTTCTGCACAGGATTAGCCGCATACTGTCCTGTAGCAAGATTTAGTTGTTGTTGAATACCATCTTTTGAAGTTGGGACTGAGCCAACAACATTTCCACTTGCATCAACACGAAGATCGCCTACAAACTTAGGCTGCATAGCAGTTAAGGTTTCACGAATCTGTGGTTGTGCAGGGTTTCCTGCCAAACGTAATGACTCAGTTAATGCTTTTTGATAGTCAATTGGTTGATTAATTAACTGTGGTTCAACTCGGCCTAATGGTGCGCCTAGTTTGTTTGCCAAGGCATATGGACTAGATAAGTCTGGCTCTCTACCCAAAGTCGCATTCAATGCCCTTCTACCTGCTTGTTGTTCAGTAGGAGCATATTTGCTTGTAAAGGCTGCTAATTCATCTTGCTGACGTTGAGCAATTTGAGAATCACGAATCATCTTCTGCATACTTAATGAAGTAGATGGAATATCCATTGCAGACTTAAAGCCGATGCCAGGATCACCACTTAGCAAACTACCCAACAAGAATTGTTGAGTGGCTTGCTTTTGCATTGCTTCTTTATCAGCAGCAGACAAGCCCGTCAATGCGGCATCAGATAACAACCCAATATTAAACATATAAACTCCTTAACCAATACCTAACAAGCCAAGCAAACCTTGTCTTGATGTGGATGTAGATGTTTGACCAGAACCACCACCAGGATTGATACCCAATGCTTGATTGAGAATTTGTTGTTGTTCCAAAGGAAGATTGCGGATTGCATCCAACTGTTGTTGAGTAAATCCTTGACGCAAAGCACCTTGATCTGCCAAAGCTTGATTTGCCGCAATACCAGAACTTGTAAATGCAGTACCAGCATTTGCCATTTGATTGGCGGCAGCTATTGACTGTTGATTTGCAGTTAAACCAGCACCTTGATTAGCAAGACTTGCTTGTAATGCACGATCTACATTAGATAGACCCGCTTGCTGATACAAGTTTGCTTGTTGAGCAGCACGAGCATTTTGAGCCGCTTGATTAGCCAAAGCAACTTGTTGAGCATTTTGCGTATTAAGAGTGCCAGTGGATAAGTCAATACCTTGATTAGCCAAAGCCGCACGTAAAGCCGCATCTTGATTAGCCAAACCAAACTGACCTGCAAGTTGTAAAGACTGTTGAGTAACGCCAATGTCTTTAGCTTGGTTAAGTTGAGAGGCTTGCATCGCACGAGCCAAATCAGCTTCAGAAAGTCTAGAGGCGGCATCAAATGCAGCCGCATTTTGTTGGGCAATCAACCTAGCAGCATTCTCGCCATAAGCACGATTAGTTTCTGCTTCTGCCACGCCCTGACGAGAACCGCCAAAAGCTCTAGCCGCAGTAGCTTGCGCAGCAGTACGTTGTTGTTCAAGTTGTCTAGAACGCTCTAAATCAGCCAAACTTACATCTGTTACTGCTTTTGTATAAGGATTTAGATAGTCTTGAATATTTTGATTCAAGAATGATCCTGCTGTTACATCACGAATATTACCTGCGGCTTTAGGAGCAATTGACCCTAATGCTTCTGTTGCAACCTGTGCGCCAGTAACACCTGCGGCATTCACATCACGAACACTTGTTCTTGCTAGTTGCGCTGCTTGCGCTAATGCGGCAGGATCAACAACTGCGCCACCAAAAGTACCAGCAGTAACTGTTTGAGGCTTATATTGTGCTGCAGTGTTTGCCACGCCATAAGCACCTCTAAGCGCATTAAATCCTTCACTACCAGGGCTTGCAAAACTGGCAATATTTCCCATTGCAGCATTTTGCTCTGGAGTAAATCCTGCAAATTGACGAGCCTGTAAACCACCTGCAGTAGTTTTTGCACTTCCGTAGTTTTCTAAAAATAGATCACGAAGTGCAGGATCTAACTGTTGCTGACTTGAGCTTCCACCACCTAGAGACATATTATTCCCCTTGTATCCATTTAATTGCATCATCATGTGAAGTAAAGTACCTCCACATTTCCGTACTAGTTTCCCTCATTGCTTCTTTTCCTCTAAGCAATAAGACTATCATTGGAGCTATTTGTAATGAAATAATACGCAATGTGAGCGCATAGGCTCTGTCGTTGGTATTACCATTTTCAAGTTCTACAGAGTCTTGCCAAGCATTTATACTCTGAATCACTAAAGGCATTAAAAAAGCCCTATTTTGATTAAAGAACTCATTTGTAGGTAGCGTCACCAAAGCGTTCCAAAAGACAGCATCTATCTCTTTACGACTAGGCTCTTTATCTTTATCTACTAAGTCATCCCATAACTCAGCAATACTTGATAAAGCAACTAAAAAGTCTACAGCACTCTGGTTGCCACCAAACCATTCTAACAGTTTGGCATTTCTTATTTCACGCCAATTCTCAGAATCATGTTCAATCATAATATATTTAACGCAAACTACCTAGTTTTCCATCAAATCTAATGGTTCCAACTCGCCAATCAGATAGGGTATTTCCTTCTATCTTGACTGCAATTTGTCTACCGCTAATTCTCACAGAAGTGGGATTAACCATTGTGTATGGGCCATAACTATATTCTGTGCTTGTTGGATAGAATTTAGTGCTAAATCTAGCTTTAACATCGCCTAAATTCTTTTCATCAGGAACTAATCCTGTCAAACTCATCGTTCTATCCCCATTGCCTATCT